AATAATTTAAAATAATTCCAAGATGGAAGAAAATGTTAAAAATCAGCTTGACCAAATCGGAAATTTGGTTGATGCTAAAATCGAAAAAGCGTTTCATAACGCAAAAGATTCCGCAACTGGTGAAATTGAATCAACCTTAAAAAGCGAAATCAGCAACTTAACGAATGAGTACAACGAAAAATTTGATGCCGCCCAAAAAAGAATGGACGAAATCGAAACTGCATCACAAAAAACGTTAAGTGGTCAAACACCCGAAACTTTTAAATCAGCTTTAATTACTGAATTAAAAGCGGGAGCATTAGACCAAATCACAAAAGGTGGAGCAAAGGCGGCACGTTTAGAATTAAAAGCCGTTGGTGATATGACAATGAGCGCAAACTTTACTGGTGTAATTGCGGGGGAAACAATCGTTCCACAATTCAAATTTGACGCTTCACGTCCAAATCACATTCGTGAATTAATTCCAATCGGATCAACTGACGCCCAAACAATCCGTTTCATTAAGGAAACTGGTTCAGAAGGTGGCCCCGCGGCAACTGCACAAGGTTCAGCCGTTCCACAACTTGATTTCGATTTAAGCGCAACAAGCGTGAACGTTGAAAAAATCGGAACTTATTTAAGAGTTACCGAAGAAATGATGGCGGACACTCCACAATTGGCGTCTTATTTATCGGCGCGTGTACCTTCAAAAGTATTAGATCAAGAAGATGCGGAAATCCTTAACGGTGACGGTTCGGCTCCAAATCTTGATGGTTTATTCACTGATGGAACTGCATTCGCGGCGGGTGGCTTTGCACTTGCAATCGAAAGCGCAAACGAATATGACGTTTTAACCGTTGCAATCAACCAATTGAATTTGGCTAATTACCAACCAAACGTGATCGTTTTAAATCCTACTGATTTACACAAAATCGTTTTACTTAAATCAACTGCGAATGAGTACTTGAAAAACCAAATTTATCAAGGACTTCAACCAACAATTAACGGTGTACCAGTTGTTTTAAATAACGGCGTTACTGCGGGTAAATTCTTGGTAATGGATTCACAACGCGCAACACAACTTTGGGTTCGTGATGGACTTGGTGTTGAGTTTAGCCGCGAAGATTCAACTAATTTCCGTGATGGATTCATCACCGTGAAAGCCGTTGAACGTGTAGCCTTAACGAATTACGAAACAAAAGCAATCGTTCAAGGAACTTTCTCAACTGCAAAAACTGCGTTGGAAACTGCATAATTTTATTATGTTTTTTAATATTAAGGGGAATCAAATCGGTTCCCCTTTTTTATGCAATTAAAAATAAATTAAAAAAATATTTGCATATTAAAAAAATATTATTACCTTTACAAAGTAAAACAATTAAAAACAATTAATCATGTCCCAATTCCCAACCATTTCAAAAAAAGTTTTCGGTTTAAAAACAATTTACACTGTTAAGGATTTTAAAACGAATGAAGTTTTTTGTACTACAAAAAAACAATTAGCATTTGACAAATTTTCAGAATGGGCGAAACAATAAAAAAACGGGGCCGAAAGGCCCTATTAAAAACAACAATTAAATAAATATATTATGGAAAATTCAGAAAACAAAGATTGGTATTTAGTGAAACAAATACCCGAAATCGAAAACAACAAAGCGTTGGTAAAATTATTTTTAGGCGGATTTGCGATGGCCTTCGGGGGTTATTGGATGGCTTATGGATTTATGATCGCCGTTTTAAATATTTACAACTGGTTTGATCCAACTTGGATTTTATGAAGTACTGGATAAAATTATTTTTAGTCGTTGGATTTGGGTATTGGGCATTCCATTTAGTATTGGCGCACAACGCCCAAATCGACGCAATATTCGCAACAATTATATCATTTCTAATTTACACAAACAAAGATGAGTAAAAACAAAAAAGAAGAAAATTTGCAAGTTGAAAAAAATATTGTAAATTTATTACATAATGTCGTTACGGCGTCATTTTGTTACAACACAAACGATGAATCACTAAAAGAAAAAAACAATGTTACACGTTCCCGATCAACCGATTAATCCGCCTTCATATTATCAAGATGAAGAAATGCACCAATGTATTGAATGCGGAACGCTTTCAGAATCGGAATTTTGTTCGAATTCTTGTTTTGAATCTTATATGAGATAAAGAAACCTTTTTTTCATTTGTTTATATTTAGTTTGAAAAGCCGTTCAAGAAATTGAGCGGTTTTTTTTTGCGTATATTTAAACAATGGACACGAATCGAAATGGATGTGTTGCGGAATATCGTTTCGCCGTTATGGCAATGCAAAACGGTTTTGAAGTATCATTCCCTTTATTGGATTCATCGGTTTACGATTGTATTTTGGACAAGGATAATAAGTTTTATAAAATACAAGTCAAAAGCACAATAAGGAAACCGATTGATCAAAAGGCGGTTCATACTGTTTTAAATAATTCTAAATCAATTTACACAAAAGAAAGAATTGATTATTTCGCCATTTGGGTGGAACATTACAACGGTTTTTTTATTGTTAAGAATTTTGGAAATATGCAATCAATAAGATTGTCGCCTTTTGGTAAATATTCAAAAAATTTCAATAACTTTGCATTGATAAAATGAACAACCATTGTTTGTTTAGTTTGATTAATTGTTTGTAAAAACGTCGTGTCTTTCCACGGCGTTTTTTTTTGTATTTTTGTATAAAATACTACATTATGAAAATCCAAATTTTAAAAGATGTCATTTCAAAGAATGGATGGCGCAAAATTGGTGAAATCCACGATTTAAGTCAAAAGGAAGCGAATCACTATATTAAAAAAGGAATTGGCGTTGAATACATTCAAAAGGAAGTAAAAGTTGAAAAAGAAACGAAGGAAGTAAAGACCGCCAAAAAACGTATCACAAAAAAGAAATAATAAATGGATCAAATCAAAATAAATTCGACAACGGGAAGTGAAATCGTCACAACCGCGGACGTGAAATTGTATTCGCGTATTGATACAACGGCGGATGATAATTTGATTTCTGACATGATTACGCAATCAAGAATTTGGTGCGAAAACTATATTGGTGAAGATATTGTGGCCAAGAATAGAACGGTATATTTCAGAAAATTAACCGAACGCGTTTCATTGCCTTTTTCGCCAATCGCATCGATTTCATCAGTTACAATTGACGGGACGGCATCAACGGCTTATAAAACTTATGGCCTTGATGATTTACAAGTTGAATTGAATGAATTACCCGCCAAAGAAGTGAAAATTACATATATCACCGCGGGACAAGATGATTCACTTTTGAAACAAGCTATCTTACAACTAGTCAACACTTATTATGATAACCGCGCGGATTTTAACGTGATGCAAGGGGTTTCATTTGTTGAATTACCTTCAAACGTGAAATCAATTTTGAATTCATATAAAAACGTTTTTATTTAATGATCACCGCAAAATTAGATTCACGAATTATTATAAAACGACATTCAAAAACATCGGATGGTTTTGGTGGTTATACATCGACAACATCAAACGTTCAAACTATTTGGGCGGGTAAAAAAGAAAAGTCGGGTGAATTTAAAAGTGATGATGGAAGGGCGCGAAAATATGTTGAAATTGAATTGACGGTTCGCAAGAAAACCGCTGACACCATTTTGGATAATGATTTTATTCAGATTGAAGGCGTGACGGGGGATTATCAAATCACCGAAAAATTTGATTCAATACACAAATATTTTACAACAATTAAAGCGGTGAAGGTTGGTTAAATTTGAAGTCGATAAAAACGATTTAAAGGCGGTTTTCAATCGGTTCGATGCGATTGATAAAATTGCAAAAGAAATGCCCAAAGAAATGGGTAAAACGGCTTTTTCGGCACAAGCAAAGGCACAAGCAAAAGCAAAAAAACCATTATTCAAAGGCCCAAAAATTACTGGTAATTTGAAAAATAATATTGCGGCCTATATGACAACCGAAGGGGCGGTTTTGGAAGCCAAGGCAAAATATTCGCCTTATGTTGAATTTGGAACGGGACGTTCGGTTGATTTAAGGGAACTGGAAAAATTAGGTTTTCCGAAATCATACGCGGCCCAATTTAAAGGAAAAGGGGTTCGAAAAGTAACATTACCCGCACGGCCATTCTTTTTTCCAAGTGTTCGCGAAGCGATTAAAGAAAGAATTGTTAAATTAAAGAAAAAGATTAAAAATGCGTGAAGCATCACATCACATTCGAAAAGGTATAATTGACGCCCTTGATTCACAAATTACGGTGAACGGGTCATTTGTTCCCGTTTTCAATCGCGTTCCTTTTGATCAAGAAGAACCATTTATTAAGGTTTCGACAATTACAGTTGACGAAGTTGATGAAAATAAAACATCATTCACCAATGAAGTCACCATTAGTATTGACGTTTTAACGTCTTTTTATTCGGACAACGGGGGTGAATATCAATCGAATATTATTGTTGATGAAATATTAAATTTGATTCGAACACGTTCGGATTCTTATTTTGATTTGTCGGCGGAAAACTTTAAAGTGTACGGTGTTAAATTAAACCGAACAAGATACTTTGAAGAATATGAAGATGATAAGACGTATTTTCGCGCGATAATTGAAATGCTTTTTAAAATTGAAAAGATTTAATTTAAATATGGAAGAATTAAGAATTTGGGGGTTTAATATATCCGCCATCACATTTTCATTTTTTAATGAAATAAATCCATTGCTTTCAACCATTGCTTT